TCATCGGAGTCTTTGAATTTGTGTCCTTTGTGAGCCATCATACAGACGGATTCACTATTACCCATCTTTACACAACGAGCCATAAAAGCATCGTGGGTTTCTTCAGATGTAGGTTTAGGAACTGCACCTTTGACGGTTTCTTCGTCTTTCTTTTTATCCATACCATAACCAGCTTCAACATCTGCCATAGTACAATCCATGAACCGGAGATTAAATAAAGCCTTACTTAGTAAGTTGGGTTACGGACTTACCGCCTTCCCACATTCTGCATGACCAATAACGAGCTTTGGTTTTTGGGCCAGGAGCAACATCGCATTGGTGGCGTGAACGGAAGTTGCGTCGTCGTTCTGGGTCATCTCGCTTGATTTCCATATTGGGGTCGCCAAACCTAACGATAACTACCTTACCAGCTGGGTTTTTGACATAAACTGCAAATTTCTTTCTTTCCCCTGGGGTTCTAAATGGTTTATTAGTGGTAACGGTTTTCCCTCCGTATTTTGCTGCTTCGAGGGTTTCCATGCTTGCGATAATGCTGAGTTGTCTTTCATCTTCAACGGCTTGCTCGGAGGCTCGGGGGTGGGATGAGGGCAATAGGTCGTTGTCCTGCTTGTAGTTTGGATTAGAAGGTCTTCCGTTTCGCAAAAGATATAAGAATGCTTTTGCTCGGGCAATACCCCAACCGCTTCTTGACATATTAGGAGCGTGGCTTGTGCTAAAAGCACCAGCACCCCTACGAAAGACAGATTTCAACGCTCCCATAGATGCTTTGCTACCTTTACCTTTTTTGTTATGTTCAGTCATCATTGAACGAAGTCTTGACTCCGTTCCTTTACTCATACTAATTGATTTGTTGGGTTTTTTTGCAGACCCTGGCTTATTTTTCTTAGAACCTTTACGACGCTCACTTGGTTTAGCGGGAGTCTTTCGTGGGTCACTTTTTCCTGGTTTGCCGTACTGCAAAGCCTCTACCGTTTCATCTTTAAACATTTAAATCACTTTTTCTTTACAATTGGTTTTAATTCAGCAGACATATCTAGTTTAATCTTTTCAATCTCTTGTTCATGCAATTGAGCCGACTTTTTAATTTCATTTTCATGTTGCTGGGATGCTTTTTCTAAAGCAATTGTATGGTCATCCATAGCAGTTTTAAGTTCTCTTTGGTGTTTAAGTTCGGTAGGGATATTGTCAACTTCTTGTGTTTGCTCGGATTCCCACATCCTTAGTACCGTTGAAAGAGCTGGGCCAGCCACGCCCCCAATAATAGCGATAAGTGCAATAAATCCGTCGAGATTTTGTAGAACTACATCTGGTTTCCATATACCCATACCAACTACTGCGCCACATGCTAAAAGCCATAAGTATATTGCTGGCTTTACTGTGCTTGAAACCATTTTGTCATTGAAACTATTGCCGTTTTTCTTCGTCATGAGACCACCTGTATTTGTTTGTGTATATGTTTGCTTGTTTTAACTTAGTTGTCTTTTGGTTTAGATTCGTTCTCGAATGACTTTTCACGAGGCATATTTCCTTGTTCTGTCTTTTTAGATTCTTTTCTTGCTTTTTTATCATCTAATAGACCAACAATATTTAGTGATTGTTCTAATGATAGTATTCCGCTATCAAACCCTTGAACGGCTCTACGCATTCTATTTAGTGGTGTTTCTTCATCTATTGATTTAAACTTAAGAAGTGGTAGGCTATCATGTGTGTATGGTATTCCTAATAACTCTAAATGCTTACCAAATAACTTATGTATTGATTCTGCTAATATCCCTTGTAGTCTTGTGATTGCTGATACAGCCCAAACATTCGCATTGTAGGTGGCAGCAAAAGTAGAGCCTTTTTCTTGACCAGCAGCAACCCGAGGTACATGCAAAACTGCAGCAATATCGGCATTGACCGAATCCAAAAAGGATGACGAGTCGGGGATTGCGTTTTGTAAATCAACATGGTTTATCTTAATGTAGTCCGGCAAGATTGGTATTTGGTCGCCTTCAAGTGTTTCTAACAACTTGGCAACATCATTCATTATAGTTTTTAGCCTTTCTTTTTGTTCGGCTGGGTCTTGTATGTGCTCAACCGCTTTCATATCAATACTAATGAATTGTTTTGTTAGACTATCCTCTAATGCCACCCTATTATTGATGCTATTGTATTTTGCACGAATAGGTTGCTTTAGTGCGGTAAATCGGGATGCGCCCCATATTCCGTATGTCCAGCGACCTAATCTATCCCTAAACCAATTAGAACGGTAGTCAATCTTTATGTGTAGTATTTCATCTTTTGAAAACACTTGTGTATCTACTTTGTTTTCACGGAACAAATAGTATTCTCCACTCATAACAGGGTTATCTTCGGTTATATGTCCGGTATATCCACTAGAGGTCAAATCCCTAATGTCAACCCTTCTATCCATGATTGTTATTTGTTTTGCCGGTAGGGATTGTATGCCGGTGATACCTACTCCCGCTTTACCCACTAATTTGTTTATGTCATTACCATATACCATTAGATTACGCAAAGCCGATATTAGAATGTCGTCAAAATCAATGTCATGGATTAGTTTTTTGATTGCGTTACGAATACGGGCATTTTTAGCCACTTTGTAGTCTATGTGGTAGTTGTTAGCAGTTAATGAAACAGAACGCACAGCACCGTTTAATTCGGGGTCTAATTTGACCATGCTATCAAATAGGTCAAATGTTTGGTCATAGTTATCATATACAGAACGAGAGCGGGTTGAACGGCCTAAATCGTCGGTTTGTTTTAATACATCCGATAAACCAGCAAATATTTCTGTTGATGATGCTTTACGCCCGCCTATACCGGTAGGCACTTCCGTAGCAATTACTGGCTTTCTCCTGAACAACCTGCGTAGTTTGGACTCCTTCGCCATGATGTTCAAATATGCCATCGTCTATTTGAATGAATTGGATTAATTCTTTTGTATATATACAAATAAATTAAACGCTATGCTGCGAAGGTATTGTTTATTTTTTATTTTTTCTTCTTATACAGTAGGAAATATTACTTACTATATTAGATACTGTAATAAGTACTTAATAATACTTTTTTACATACTATACACACTAATAAAGAATTTATAGAAAACGCTAACTGAAACATATTTATTCTTTTCTGGTTCGGTCAAAAGAATAAAAAGAAATCAGGATATGTTTATAGTGGGTGTGTTATAACGAACAGATAATGGAACGACACGACGACTATGATAAAATAGAGGAATTTATTGGTGACTACCCAATGTCCGTAAATGGAATGAAAACTAAATTAACGGAAGAATTGCATCGAATATATCCCCATAGGTCACACAAAGGTTGGGAGGCACTACTATATCGCTACCTAAAGTATATGGATGGTGAAGTACAACAAGCAAACTCACCAATAGAATATGACAAGGCACCATATCATTATAATAAAGACACCGATACATACATTACTTTTATAAAATGTGCGGGTGAAAACCTAGTAATATCCGGTGATATGCACCGAGCCATGAAATCATCATACTCTAATATGACAAGCAAAGGCGCAACACTAAACCAAATCGCACGAGAATTCAACTTTCCCCGTCTTTGGTTTGATGAATACCGTCGAAAGCATGGTTGGACTCACGATATGTTGCCATATACCGATGAAGAAGTAATAGAGGGTGACAATGATGAGCTTGTTGAAGACCTTGTTCTTAGGAATCGTAGGGAGATACACAAAAAATACGAAAAGAAAAAGTGGAAGGATATACAAGATGCTGCAGAAAAGTGGTTTCACTTTGAAGATACCTATAAAGGAATGCTAAATAACCTAACAAAAGCACCAAAAACAGTTCCTAAACTAAAAATACCAAAGGCTAAATCCCCATTTGCGGTAGTAATGTCGCCAACTGACTTTCATTGGGGTAAGTATGGATGGGTAGATGAGGTAGGTGTGTCGTATAATTTTGACGAAGCACGAAATAGATTAATGGATAGAACCCAAGAAATCATATCTTGGTTGCCAGCAAGACCTGATAAAATAATATTGGCTACGGGTAGCGATTGGTTTCATGTAGATAACGATTTAGGACAAACAACTCGTGGTACACCACAAGATATGTGCGGTTCACCGGCTGAGATATTAATTAGTGGTTGCCAATTAGCACGAGAACATATAGACCTTTTACGACAGGTAGCACCTGTTGAGGTTGTTTTTATGGCTGGTAATCACGATAGGCATAGCGCATTGGCTTTGATGTTGTATTTATCGGCTGCATATGAAAATATTGATGGTGTCACTGTAAACCTAAATCCACAAATTAGACACTATACAACCTATGGTAATACATTGTTAGGATTTAATCACGGTGATTCGGTTAAAAAAGAAAAACTACCTACGCTAATGTCTAAAGAGCAAAGAGTTCTTTGGGGTCAAACTGAATCCCATATATGGTTTACCGGACATTTGCACCATCAAGTTCTATATGAAATGGATGGGGGATTAGTAATACAACTACCTTCATTAGCCGGACATGACCGATACCACTACCGAAACGGCTACACTACTGCAAAGGCTGGTTTGGCTGCTCATATAATAGACAAAGAGTTAGGTCTAATAGGTAGTATATTTAGTCCGGTGAGAAGTCATGAGTAGTAAAGGTGTTTTATTTTATAAGCAGCGTAAATGTAATGAGTGTGGATGTGAAAAGTATTGTCGATACACATCATGCAAAAAGTGGAGTAAAGAAGAAAAGCGCATGGTCTATTGTGGAACAATGCGGGTAATTAGGTATGGTGATGAATAATGAGTGCAACACAAACACTATCCCTAAAGCGTAGTGCTCGAGACCCAAAGTATTTTTATGAATGGCTAGGTTATTCTTGGGGAGACCATATTGAAGAATGGATGGATATGTATGCAGATAGAGGAACTAACAATGTTCATCGTGTTTGTATTATTGCGCCCCGAGACCACTCAAAGTCCACTACGCTAAGGGTAGCGGTATTATGGTCTTGCTTATTTGAAAAGTGGCGTGATAAACCCTTTACTACTTGGTTGTTTAGTGCAAGCAAAGACCTTGCTAACCGTAGGTTAGAGGAAATTAGGGAAGATATGCGACGACACCCACAACTTAGAAATCTAATAGACCCAAAGCGAGGAACAAAACATTCTATTCACTTTACTAATGGTTCATGGATTAGAGCAACCGGTGTAGGTGCAGCCATTCGTGGTGAACACCCAGCCCGTATTGTATTTGACGATGTATTAGATGACATGGGAGACCAATCCCCAAGCAACCTACAAAGTTGGTTTAGAAAGAAAATTACACCTATGCTTTCTCCAGGAACATCAATATTCGTTGTCGGAACACCTATGGCTATGACAGACCTATATCATACGGAAATGTTATCAAATGATGTGTGGAAAACAACCACTACATCAGCAATCCCGAATTGGGAGGAACATAAAGCCAACCCATCGGTAAAGCCTATTGCTCTATGGGAAGAACAAAGACCGATAGACTTTTTGTTAGAACAAAGACAAGCAATTGGTGATTTAGCGTTTACCCAAGAATATCTATGTAAAGTTGTTGATGATGAAGCCCAAGCATTCAAGCGTGAACATACTCGTGCTAATATGAATACTAACGCCGTTATCGAGTGGGATAATAAAGTTCCAGGCAAATACATGATTGGCTTTGACCCATCACACGGATTAGGTAAAGATTATTCGGTTATGGTAGTACTTAGGCAAGACTCGGAGGGATATGTTCACTTTGTCAATATGTGGCGTAGGAATGACTTTGCTCCTGATAAACAAGCGGATATGCTCGGTCAATGGTCAAAAACTTTTACGGCTCCTATTTCGGCGGAAGATGTAGGTTTTCAACGACTCTATGAATCACTGTTAATCCAAAAAGGAATAACGGTAGATTATCGCCAAAGCAAGGTATCTAATCTTTCTTTAAAGCAAGCACTAATGAATCGTCTTCGTGTTTGGTTTGAACAAAAAAAGGTAGTGTTCCCTTACGGTGATGATGAAACTAGACGCATAGTAAATACCTTATTAGAAGAATTAGATACTCATGTTTGGAAAAGTGGGAATATTGTTGATGTTGGCAGACATAACGATACAGTTATGGCTTTTGCACATGCAATAGACCAAATGACCCATAAAGATTCTAATGCACTACCAATGGCTACACAAACTGTCAATAGTTCTTCGTGGGGTAATTCCAAATCATCTGGTGGCGGAAGATTCATCATTTTTGGAAATTAGAATCTCAATCTCTAATGAATCACATTCGGGGCATTGGAACTCGTAGTATAGTGCAGACGCCTCTAACTCGAACATAGCGTTGTGAACAATCCATCTTTCCCCTTTGTAGCCACATATTACACATTGGAGCATGATTAGTCATAGGTATTGTAGTTATTTAGAAAAGAGGTTAAAATGCTTTTATAAACCCCCGTTTACTAAAAATTCAAGAAAAATTTCGAGGGGTGGTGGGCGATGCAACTTGTTAGGCCGTGTCCGTTTTTGGCACCCGTTTAGTCATGGTATATATACCCTACCCATCGGTGCATCTATGGTGCATCAACCTAGCCCTTTATAACCTAAACGACTATGTCATATCATGGTGAAACCTATAGACAACACGGTTTCGATTCTAGCGGGTGATGTCAATCATCCTAATATTGCCATTGTTGTAGGGGGTGAAATAAATATGACTAAAAAATCAAACACAAAAACCGATGCACAAATTATACGAATGCGATTCAACGACAACATGAACGGTATTTCCAACGCCTACACCAACGATAAAAAGTTATCACTAAAGAACGACCAAATCAAACCAAATCAACAAACTACTACCGCCTATATCGCTATGATGAAAGCACAAATCGACCTACACATTGAACTATGCACAACCTACAAAGTGTTCGACATGACCAAAGCAACCGACAAAAATCTACGGGCTAAAATGACCGATATGGTCACTACACTAACCGAACTACATTTGACCGTCGCCGATAAAAAGGCTATGGCTAAAGCACAATTACTACAACAAATCGAACTACTACAACAACAAATGGAACTAATAGACCAAAAGTGAATCATTAGTGTTGATAAATTATGAATTAATATATTATGCGTAATATAAATGGATTGGTGGGGGGTTCGCCCCCTACCTTTCCCCTTTGTTGAAATGGCTACAATTAACCCCGCCCGACGGCGTTAAATGGGTCAATATGGATAACAAAACCATTAACCAAATGATGCGAACCCATCATGCGATAAATCATAATCGTGTGGTCATGGGGGATTATGTGATGATGTCTTTAACCGGTATCACACATTGTCAAATGATAGCCTATGTCCTATTGCATGGCATAGAATGGATAGGTGATGAATAAATGATAGATGAATTAACTAAAATGCGTGATGAATTAAAGGCCATGATAGACATGCTAGAGCCTAAATGTGAAATGCACAAAATATCAAATCACCAATGTAATAATACCAATGTTCAATCAATAACATTTCAACCACGCACAAAACCCGACATGACTTTGAATCTTTGTAAATCATGCTTTGACCTAATCCTAAAGGCTAGGGGTGAACAATAAATGGTTAAAATCAATATAAAGATCTCCCTAAAATGCGATTGTGATTATCATTTGGGGTTAGATTTAGATAATGAATTACTATCATGGGTTTGTATTGTTTGTGGTGATATTCAACCTATCGGTTGAACCTATCATAATAGGGTAGGGATTGGGGGGGAAACCCCCCTTTCTTTATTACTATGGGGAACAATGCGCCCACGCCAGAATACCCCATATATATATCTCGAAAAAAAGATATGAAAAATAGTGCAGTAATATGGCTACAAGTTTCTTCCTAATTACAACTACTTACGAAAAAAGCTGCTGGGAAATCGTGCAGTAAGTATGCCATGCCTTAAGCTCTCGACTGTGGGTGGGTGGAGTTATATCCCTTAAGGGGGGGCGAAAAAACAATCCGCCGATAGGGGGTATATAAAGGTTCCGCTTGGCATAGCCAAATCGTTTTAGTATATATACCCTGGGCTGGTTCGCCGAAAAGTTTAGGTATATAAAGGATTTCCTTGGGTGTGTAAATCTTGCGTCATGGCTAATTCTGGAGAATATGATTGGGCTTTATATAGTTAAATGCGTAGCATAAAACATGGTCGGCGAAAACCCGCTAATTTGCGACTTTTGGGTTGGGGTGTGATATTATGACAAATAAAGGAATTAAAATTTTGCGTATGCGAATCCAGGACTTTAAAAATGGTATTCTAAATGGATATTTCCATGATGAAATGACCCAATCAAAAAAATCAACTTTGGTTATTATTGAATGTTTGGAATCGAACAAAAAACTTTGGGCGGAACTAATGACAACCTATAAACTAAAATCCGACAAAATCAATCTAAATGTAACCGTTGAAATGGATAAACTAATTACTAGATTGACGGAATTACATATGACCAAAGCCGACAAAGCAAAAGCAATAAAAGCCGAATACGAATTACAACTACAACTTTTAGAAAAGGCTAGAACCGATGCTTTGAACAATCTTTGATTAGATGTTTTTTGACTAATTATGAACTAATATGATTTGCGAATCATAAATGAACTTTGGGGGGGTTCGCCCCCCCATCGTTCCCTTTTTTTTATTTTACTTTTTTATTAACAAGACCCCAAGTTTTGGTCTCACACACACACTCTCGAAAAAAGCGTGGCTTAAATCGTGCAGTAACTTGTGGGTCTCACTATGAAGTCATAACAAAAAATTAACTCCATATACCACCCCCTACACTAAACAACTTATTCATCATCATTCTATCACCTATAACTTAAAAGTGCCAATACGGGCAAATGTAACTTGGGTAGCCTAATTTCATGTTTACCGACTTGTCGGCACCACAATGACGGCATGACAAAACATCATCTTCTATGTATGTCATAGGTCTTGCATTGGTCAAACTAACATCAATCGGAAAATTAACTTGGGTTATCCATTCATCTTTCAATTCGTTTAGTTTACCTTGAGGGTAGCCCCAATAATTAAACTCGGTTTGTTCCAATAATAGGTGGCTTTTGCATTCGTGGTACACTACTAAACTTAAGCCCATACTAATCACCATACCTTCAAATTCGTGCATTAATTGGTAATATATACTTTCACCGTCATTCACATCAAACTTAAGGTATAATTCATTTCCAATGTTTACCAATGGATATGAATGCAACCCCGCATTCAACTCGCTATATTCTTTTTCTATCTTTTTAACTTCTTTCATATCGTTTCCCCCCATTCGGGTTATTCTAACCTATACATACAAACTATATAATAGGGTCGCTATGTGCAAGAATAGGTTATTTTTTTAAGTGGGGCAAGTTGAGCCAGACCTGGCAAGGGTTCTCGAAAAAATGTTTCGAGAAATCGTGCAGTATTCTAATGACTGACAAGTTGTAACAAAGCATAAGCCTTGCTACGCAAAAGGTGGGCAGTTTAAGGACATGCCCAGGTCAGAGGGGGGGTATGATAAACAAGATTATTCGTTATAGGTATGTTTATGTCCAGTTATATTTAGGCCATTAAGGCAACATCGGTAGCAAGGAATCTTTCTTTGGTATAAGTGTCTTTGTTTGGGCGAGCCGTTTATAGATACGGTTCTTATGTGTAATTCACAGCCACAATCAAAGGTCATGCTTATTTCATGCACATTTCCGGTTGGGTCTTTAGAAGTCATATTCACACCACCCGAGTTCTTTGAGCGGTGCAGGTCTTTCGAGTATCGGTGCAATTAGAGCCAATCATCATTGTTGAGATAGTGCGGTCTTTGCGAGGATAAATCAACATTACGCAGCCACAATTAAATTCCACTTTGCGAGTAAATGTTCGAGTCATTCAAGCACCCCATTCCGAATAGTAGTATGGTGATTCAATGAAGCACCCAGGACAAAGGCAGATTGTTTCCATGTTCTTTCTAGCACGACATAGGGTGAGTTCATGTTCGGGGAACATTTTGTCGCAGCCAGTGCAAGTTTTTTCTTTTTCCAGTTGTTTATGTTTTTTAGACATATCCATACTAGCGGTTGCCGGTATATATAATGTTCGCTTTTTGAATCTCATGATTATTCCCTACCTTGATAGGGGGGAATGGGCTTGCCACCCACTCCCCCACTTATAGTCCGAAAATAGTTATCCGAAAAAATGTCCTTACTTTTTAGTGTTGCACTTTAGGCACCATAATTCTTGATGTAGTCCACCGCACTTGCTTGTTGGTTTCCAACCCCATTCGGTCATAATTCGCTTAACGCATTCATCACACCAAAAAATTGAACTAGCCGTCTTCCCAGCATCGTAGTCCCTTGTTGATGCACTTTCTAATACATTGATGGCACGAAGTATGCGAAAACACATACCTCGCCAAGCATCAATATCGTCATAGCAATCTCCTTCCAAAGCCAAAAGACTACGCCTTACCCACCCATATAGGGTGCGTATATCACGCGCATCTTCAAACCGCATTTCTCTTTTTTTATTCATTTTTTCACCTTCTTTTTCTTTATTTCCTTTTTTTATTCTTCCTAGGATTATGTCAATACAATCCTTACAATGGTTTAACCAACCTAATTCGTCATCCCATATCTCGTGTCCGCATAGACACTTGATGTTATTCACATTTTCCGGTTTATCTTCTTTTATCATTATATCACCTATACCCTACGGGTAATCAGCCCTAGTGGTGTTAGTATATAATAGGGTAGGAACCACGGTCTTAGTGTGTTTATACGAGTAATAGCGGGGGAACTATGTCGTGCTGACCCCTCTCGAAAAAATGTCATGGGGATTCGTGCAGTATTCTTACGGCCCGCCTCGAGTTTTTTTTTTAAGTTACCTTCGAAAAAAAGCTTCACTCATTCGTGCAGTCTTATTAGACGAAAAAAGGCAAGAAACAAGGTGCAGACGGTGGCACAAGAGTCCACCTACTGGGGGGTTTATATACTAGGAACCGCTAAGTTATACTGCCCCGAAACGAAGATGGGGCAGGAGGATGCAACTTATGGCATCAACAAACAAGAAAACAAATAAAAAACAAGAAACAAAAGCCGAGCCTGTCTTGCCGACAGAGCCCAAGGATAGTGTTAGCGTTAAGACCAGTAAGGGAAATATGTCTCAGATTGGTTCTATAAGAATGCGAACACGAGATTACCTTGATTCAGTGAACAAGAACATCCAACAAGAGTTGGACTTTCAAAGTGAAGCTGCAGCCACCGGCAAAACTGGCTTAGTTAGCCTAAGAATAGACGAATGTAAAGCCTTAATTAAGGTTCTTCTACTAATGGAAGAAACCTTCTTTATGGGCTGGTGCGCTGACGCAACTTCTGCAGCAAATGTAAAGCTGAAGAAAGACCTTGCTGTCACAGTTGCAAAGCTTAACGGCCTTGCCAACGGCACCATTAAGGCATTGTCTCCAGAAGAGAAGAAAGCAAAAGCGGAAGAAGCTGCAGAAAAACTTGCTCTAGTAGCACAAATGCAAGCTGAACTTGATGCTATCAATGCTTCTCTAAATCTTTGAAGGCTAGTCTACCCAGACAACTTATGAACTAATATAACCTGAGGGTTATAACTGCTCCTTGAGGCCTGTTCGGGGCCTCAGGGAGCCCTTTTTTACTTCTTTTTTTTTAACAAGTTGTGATGCACGATTAAACTCGGCCACAAGCAATAAAACTTCTGTGCGAAAATAAGGTGCAGAAAAAGATTCAGGAAATCGTGTGTGTGTTCTCCGAGTAGGGTTTTCGCTCCAGATGACGAAATCTTATTCTATTCCCCAGCCATAAACCTAAAATATCCTTACCGCATAATGTTCCAGAAAATATCAACGCTTTCAGTTATAATACTCCGTAAAAACTCGGAAATTCATTAAGACCGACATCTCAAAACTTGTTTAATTTAGCACAAGTTATATACTAAGACCGCAAGTTTCCATATCCGAACCTTTTATATAGTTAAACGCACATGACTTATTATGGGCGGGAATCCGAAAACACAACTTACCATCTCACAAAGATACCCGCTCAAAAAACAATGAGGTAAGAAGAATGTCAGGACATGACCCAAAAGACTTCATCTCGGTAAAACGGGATGAACAGGCGAGCCAAAAAACTGGTCTTGCTATCAAACACTTTACGGTGGGAGATAGGAAGTGCAGTTCCTTGGTGATATTACAGAAAAAGAATAGCACACATTATGCAGTCGAGATTGGTCTCGGTATGCACTATGTCCAAGGTGGCTGGACTGTCAAAAAGCGTCTGGCCTATTGGGATAATAGTCAAGTGCATGAACCAGAAGTAAAACCGCAAGGGTTTGCTCATCTAGGTCAAGATGCTATGTGTATGGGAACCTTCCATAGCGCACACTCAATCAATAGTGATGTTGTTTCTTGGTTTTGTTCTATCGAGGGCAGGTTAGCCACCCAAACTGCGTGTTTGGAATTAGCCAAGGCACATGCTACTAAGGTAAAGCTCCTTCAAGCAGAACTAAAAGCACAACAAGATATATTCAATTTATTCGAGGTGGTAGTATGACTGATGAATACCCAGAACACACAGCATATGATGGCTTAACTAAATCAGAATGCTTCGTTTGTAATGGCATATCAAGTTTTCCATGCCCAGAAAACAATGTTTACTGGAGACCGGTTGATTCAACTGGTTGGTGGTATTGTAAGAATGATTGTTGTAATGTACTTAAATTCAATCGCTCAGTCAAAAGAGCGTATGTCATCTTAACTACCTATCGTAATAAGAATCAGATAGGCTTGG